AAAAAGTATTTCTTGCACCTTCGAATATAAGGATACCACAAAAATACACAACTATTTTTTCCATTGTCCGGTAAAGCCCTTTGCTATTTATCTTTTGCTGCTCCTTCCTTGCTGCGATTATTCCAGTTCCCATGTCCGCGAAAACCACGAAAATTGTAAAAATCAAAAATCCCTTTATTGGTATAAAGAAAGAAAAAATATAACCACAACAAATGGCGTATGTTATCTTTTCCCAGCCAAGATGCAAAAAGTTGATTAACGTTGTTTTCATCGATTAGCTTTTAATTGCCTTAAAATTACTTTGCCATCCTGTGAAATATACCTACTTTTGCCCTCCTCCCAATATAAATCAAGAAATTGTCCTAAAACTGGATAACTTATTAATCGTATCGCAAACTTTGAAAATACAATAGCGTTCTTTGCCGTTGAGCCTTCGACAATGTACCTGAATGCACTTGTATTTTTATTGTAATTAAAGTCAACGGCTGCCGTTGTTCCAAGTGACGTTATCTGCCATTTGTTATCCGTGTAAAATTCTGCATTGTTTTTAAGAATAGTATCCAATGGATTTTTGCCCGTCAATTCTTGAATATTATTATTCTCCCTTATGGCTGCCGTTGTTTTCCTTCCGAAGTCATAATAAGCAATTGCCTTGTCAGCAAAGTTATTTGCATTGTTTTCAAAACTTGCCATAGCACCATTATATAGTTGACTTGTATCACCAATAATGGAAGCCTTTTCGTAATACCCACCGTCGGTATAATCTGCACGGTAAATAAGGTAATAAGCATTGTCAATGATTTTGACGTATGATGTGTCAAAAATTATTGATTGCGCGTTAAGCTGAGATATACAAAGCAATAAAAACAAAATCTTTTTCATGTTTATTTTTTTAGTTTATTTAATTGCAAGCCAAAATATTTTAACGCTTTTACTTGAAGCTTCTGTACCATCGTAATTCCATGCTTGCACGGAAAAGGTTGTACTATTTTTTGCATAAACTTCAAATATTATTTTTTCTGCTCCAGCTAAACCAGCCGAAGTTACCAATACACTTGTTGGCGTTACTCCAAGTCCATGCGTCACGGTAAATGTTGCTGATGGTGTTCCCGTGGTTGCAGTTGTTTCTCCCCGTGTCATTAATCCCGTTTGTGCCACTGTTGTAACCTCACCCACAACGTTACTTCCGTCTTTTCCAAGTAAACTTGTCGGCGGAGCCGTTACTGTGTTTATCCTTACCTCCCCATTCACATCAAGTGTCTTTGTAGGTGACGCGTAACCAATGCCTACCTTGCTTGTTGACGCATCCACGAAAAGCATGTGTGCGTTGGCTTCACTTTCCACACGGAAGTCGGAATCAGTTGCGGCTTCATTGAACACGGCTGAGGAGTTGACGGTAAATATATTATCAGTCGTTGTATTTGTATTTGATATAAAGAATTTCTTTGTATTTGCAATGTAGAAATCATGCGTAGTATTTGAGTGATATTGAATATCTCCAATACTTCCAACTCCAAAGCCATATTTTTCCGTACCGTCATTATATAAATAAATTTTTAATTTATCCCTTGTTGTGCCATTTGAATAACTATTTCCAAGCCAAATATTATCAGGCGTTGCAGTTGCACCAGCTGCCCCATTTGTTTTAATGTTACCATTTATACCACCTGTCAATGTCGTTGCGCCTGTGACGCCGAGTGTGCCGCCGATTGTAGCACTATTTACAATAGTTAAGTTACCTGTTGGTGTTATAGTCATTCTATTTGTTCTTACAGTTCCAAATCCTGTAAGAAAATTTAAACTTCCAACATCAACTCCTACACCATCACCAGATGATTCAATAGATGCACCATAATTTAAAAAACCACCATTATTTGAAGAAAATATTAATTTTCCATAGCTTCCAACGTCTGCTGAAGATAATCTTAAAATTGAATTACTACTTTTAGAAACACCTAAATCACCGCTCAACGTTCCACCCGTCAAAGGTAAATAAGTTGAAGCCGCCGTGCCCGTGCGCAAGTAATTTGTAAGCATGGAAGCCGTGTCAGATAAATTTAATTTAGCTGCAAATCTGGAAGTAAGATTTAAAGAAGTTGTATCAGCATCCCTGAAATACGGCGTAAGCATGGAAGCTGTGTCAAACCTTGTTACAAGGAAACTGGTATCAGCAAGTAAACTTGAAGAAGCAAGGCTTAACCCTGCACCCAATGTCACCTGCCCTAAGTCACCGTCTGCATCTGCACCGACAAGGCGCGTGGGTGCATCGGTTGTCAAATCCGTTATCCTCACTTCGCCCGCAACTTCGAGGTCACGATTTGGTGCATTCGTTTTTATACCTGCTTTCGAGGCTGCGGCAATCGTTGTTCCCGTGCCACTTGCACCCGTGAAAAATAAAACGTTTTGGTAAACGCCTTGGTTTGAGCCGTTGTTGGTGGGGAGGTCAACGGCATTGCCAATAGCAACGTTGCCAGCGGCTGCGGCTGCAATGTTATCGGCAGCGTTTGTGCCAAATGCAATGTTGTTTGAGCCTATTAATGTGTCAGAAGTATTTAAATTATATCCTGACTCAAAGCCTAAGAATACGTTATTATTTCCTTGTTTTACATTTACACCGCTACTTCTGCCTACAAATACATTTCTACTACCAGTTCTTAATTCAGAACCACTGTTATGCCCTATAATAACATTGTCTATACCACTTACATTATTTGCAGATGCTCTGTAACCAATAATAGTATTTCTCAAATTATTAGTTCCAAATCGACCAGCATTATAACCTATAATAGTACTTTCGCTTGCGCCTGTTCTTCCTGCTAAACTGCCAATCAGTGTATTTCCAGAACTGGTAGCTAAAAAACCAGCTTGTACACCAATATAAGTGTTTTCAATGCCAACTGTATTACTTGAGCCAGCACTTGCACCAATAAATGTGTTTGAATAACCAGAAGTGTTATTCAAACCAGAGTTATTTCCTAAAAATACATTGTCTTGACCATTAACATTTCTAATTCCGCTATTTGCACCAATAAAAATATTTTGAATACCCGTAGTGTTATATCGACCAGAATTAGCACCTACAAATAAATTATTAGCTCCAATTGTATTTAATTGACCTGCATTTGTTCCAAAAAAAACATTGTCAGTTCCTCTTGTTATTGTTCCACCACCCCCAATAGCTAAAGTAGAAGAATTAGGCATTATAATTGGATTGTAAAGAGCAGTTGTGTTATCATCTTGTCCAGCAATTAATACTGGAGCTGTAATAGTTACTTCTTGTAATAAAACATTATCTATTGTACCTGTAAAAACTACGGATTGAGCTTGAAAGCGCAAGCCTCCTGATATGCTTGTTGGTGTTACTAAATATGTAGTGATGGTGCTTTGTAAATTTGTGATTGAATTACCGATTAATACGCTTAAATCACCTCCCGAAATAGTAATGTTTACGCTAATTAAATAAGTTCTATTTGCTACTAATGTTAATGGACTTGAATAAGATAAATTGGAGGAAGTATTTGAAGATACTGCCTGTGTTCCATTAAATGTCCATCCTGCTCCGCGTGTCCAATTTATTGTATCTGCGCCAAATGTTTGTGTTGCTATTACTGTTGTTGCGGCGTTTGGCTCTTGACTATTTTTAATAATTAAGTTTGCGCCCGATGTGGTTGTGGTATTTATTCCAAGTGACTTGTTGGCTGCGCTCCAACGTAAATTAGCGTCCGAAACAACGCTGCTACTTGAATTAAAATACGCCACCTGCCCACTTGTTCCGCTGATTTGATTGTCGCGCGCGAAGGCTGAGGTATCAGCAATGTTTAATTTAAGGTCAATCCTATTGGACAAAGTCACTGTGTCAGCATCGCGAAGGTAAGGCAATAGCATGGAAGCCGTGTCGCTTACCAAAAGGGCTGCCGTTGTATCTCTCCATAATCCACCTGAATAATACAAACTTGATTTTTCCACGGGTGATGAAATAGCAACGTCATGAAGCTCTAATAATTTATAACCTGATGCTACCCTTATGGCTATTGTTCCGTTATTTACCGATGAATTAATACAAAAGCCAATAGGCATATCAATATTAGGTGCAATAGGTTCAACGTCTGTCCAAACACCTGCCACCGTTGGCGAAGGGTAAAGGATTGCACCAGCCGCAAAGGTATCAGTGTTAACTTGTCTTATTTTGCCAAATGAAATAACATAACCATCTTCACCATCAGTTAAATCATGTGCCGTTATTCCTAATAAATACTTTGCATCTATTGAGCCGTTGGCGATAAACTTTGCAACAGTGATTCTCCCACTTGCGCCCACCGTGCCATTGGCATATACAATGCTGCCTTTGGTAATGGTTGAGCCTGTTTGATTTTTAACAAGCCAAAAGTTCTTGAATCCAAGTTCATTTGGTACATTGTCATTTAATCCAAGTACAACCGTCGCCAAATCTGAATCCCATCGCATCTTTGCCGTATCGACGTTGTTTGTTGGTACTCCTGTATTAAAAAACAACGAATCCAAGGGCTGAGTAAATGCAGAACCGCCACCGCCTACCAAGTTCCAAACATTAGAGGTAAAATCAAAGGAATACATTTTTAAATTTACCGTATCAAGAATAACCCACGCGCTTTGGTTGTTTATCGGTTGAATGGAAGCCGTGTCAGATAATGAACCACGCCACACCAACCCGTCGCCCGTGGTCTGGAAACCAAGACGTTGTTTGTTCAATGTGTTTGGGAATTGGGCAATGGCAAAGGTGGAGGCTAAAATAACAAAGGAAATAACAAGGCCCTGTCGTTTATTGCCTACCTTATTAATAACCTTTTTCCCGATGCCAAGAACAAGCTCCCGAAACAAGGTAAGGGCAATATCTCCCATGGCTTTTAAAAACTTTCTTTCTTTTTTTGGCTTTATTTCTTCCATCATACTATGTTTATTGCAAAGACAATATAATTACTGCCATCGTAATGTGTGTTTGAATCTATTGTGATTGTTGCAGGTGCTGTGATAGTATATTGACTATCTATTAATTTTTGCCCATTCTGATACACATGAACGGAGGCAGATAAGTTAGTCACCGGCAGTGTTCCATTATTCTGTGTCCAGGTTAAAACATTGGAAGTAGTATTAAGAAATTCTTGATTAAATATTGATATGGCAGAACCTGTGACTGTCACATTGTTTATCGTTTCAGTGACATTATTATTTACCACTCCACCACTTCCGGCATTGTTTGCTACCTGGTTAAAGTCGCGAGGTTTGGATAATACAGTTCTTTCAGTATAGTTAGGCATCTAATTCTATTTTAAAGTAATCACCTTGCCAAATCTCTGTTTTTAAATCTAATGATCCTCTTTCAAAAACGTAATATCCAGAGGAATATTCTATTACCTTGTGAGGAAGGTAAGGATTATCTACTGATAGATTTTGGAATGGCATATCTACCATGCGTAGCTTTGGTGTAAGCTGACCGCGAATGACTTCATTTACTAATAGTTGCGTGACATTGTTAAAGCCCGATCCGTTGCCAACATCCCAACTGCTACTATTTTCAAATGCACCAGATTCAAGAACCTTTAAACCTCCATCCGTTGTTTTGCTCGGCCCGTCACCAAGGTATGTATCTAAGCTAAATACTGTGGAAGATTTATCATCATTGTCCGAACCATATTCAAGTATATCACTTTGCCCAGACACAGCACCGGTAGGTAAAAATTCAAGATAATTATTGCTTAGTAAATAAGATACGGCAAAGTTTGAAATTATACTACTACCTGCCTCGTTTCTCATTTGCTTTAATCGCATCTCCCATACATACTCCGCACTTTCTGGAATGTCTAATGTATCAAATGTGATAGTCTTGTAAGCAACAAAAGCAGCATCAGCCGTTATCGTTTCAGTATTAAATTCATATTCGTAAAAGCTATTCTCCCAGGTTGCAGCTTCTAATTGAAAATTAAAACCATTTGTATAAGTTATACCTCTTTTTAAATATTTATTTTCTTGCTTTACTTGTAACGACTTTATTTTACCGGTAAACTTTGGTGTAGATACACTATCTAATTTTAATGTATCTGTATTAGTGGATAAAATGACATAATCGTAATCTCCACTTTCTGTAATTGTTTTCGTCACTCCTCCTAAACGCAATCTAAGGCTACCACTATTTTCTATTTCAACTTTAATCTTTACATAATATTTTCTTCCAGATGTAACTGTGAATGTAGTATAAAATGCTTCTGTAGCTATTAAAGTACCTTCGAGTATTTTATTATCAATCAACCATCCACTCCCTAATGTCCAGTTGGCTGATTCAAAACCTTGCAAAGGAAAGCTATTTATTATAGATGCTACCTTAACAGCAAATACAAATTGAAACGGCTGAAAGTTAACAGGATTTAAAGCTTGTGCATAAAATCCAAGTATGCCTGTGTATGATAAACGAGCATCCGGATTAGAAGCATCTAACGTCGGAGTGGTTGTAATTACTGGAGTGTCATTTGTAGCGTAGTTATATTCTACACCTGCTAATAAATTCTGTTTAGCAAAATGATTATACCGTATAACAACATTTTTTAAAGCAGGATAGTAAGTCCATTTACCACCACTTAACCTCATTAAATCACTTCCTGGAAAATTAGTTTGAATATTGGAGAGCGTTAAATCTGCTGTAAATGTACCAGCTACTTGTACGCCAAAAGCAGTATATTTAAAATATCTTTTAGTTCCAGGAGTTCTTGAATATTCATTTACTTGAATAAACCAATACTGATTCCCACTAAATAATAATCTCGCTCCAAAGGTTTGACAAATCTTCTTTAAAACATCGTAGCAACTTTGGTACACATAATTGCTTTTAGTGTCTTTGTGGTAAAATGCCCGATGCTGAATAACTGTTAATAAAGAGTAATCAGAGGCAGCATTATAGGCAGTTGTATTTTCATGCCAGTTAAAAATAGTATGTAATACAGGCAAATTATTTGCTACCAAGTTTTCCTGCACAAAATCCAGCTGATTAAGGCAGTTTAAAATATGTTGTACAACAGTGTCCTGCCCAATGTAAGGCCCAACCGCACTTTTATAATCCAATGTCTTTAACCACCCTAATCCATCTATTGCAGATATTTGAGCTTGATAGCCTATGACCAATGGCACATCTTCAAACTCAACTAAATCGGTAACTATGTAGCCGTACCATTTAAAAGAAACTGTTGTGTTATCATCCTCGTAGGCTGTAAGCTCCATCGTAAATCTGCCCTCAACTGCCAAGCCAATGTCAAGAAGAAGTGTTTCAAGATCACTATTATTTATAAGTAAAGACAATGAACAACGCGACCCAATGATAGGTGTAAACCTTTCCTGCCCTTGCTGACTTTCACTGTCATATTGCAGCTGCAAACCAATGGTATCAAATGTTTTCACAGTACCGGAGAAACTACTGTCTTTTATAGATACAGTTATCTTTCTACTCTTTTCATTATATACTGTTGTTGAAAACCTTACTGCCATTATTGTATTCTATTTAGTCCCTTCTGACTTCTGTTTAACAATATAATCAAATCATTTCCACTTATCCTTGTTTCAAGGCTGCCACCTACTCCCATATCTCCCATCATTGACTTTAACTTTGATAAAGGTGCAATAACTTCTGGATCAACACGCGCGTTTCGATTGTCTCCTACGGTTGCCATGGTTGGGCCAAATGCGAGACCGCCTTCGGCTAATTTAGGCGCGGCTAAACTATTTTTAACTAATGTACCTAAAGCGACTAATGCAATACCTCCAGCAATAGCAATAGCAGGATTTAAAGATTTTAAAGCAGTCTTAATACCTAAAGCAGCTATACCAACTTGTATAGCTAATTTACCAAAACTAATAACTGCTTCAGCTACTGGCAACAAAAAAGACTTTATATTAAATCCTGCGCCTGATAAAGCATTACCTAATTGTTCGCCTAAAGCAACCGATAAATCAGTTAATGTACCTTCAATAATATTTTTTAAACCATCATTTAAACTTTGCAATCCTATTTTTAACCTACTTATATTATCGTCAGTTACTTGTATTGCTTTGCCAGCAGCATCTTGAGCCTTTGCAAAAGCATCTGTTTCTTCTTTAGCCCTTTGCGTTTCAGCAGTTACGCTCCTTAATTGGTCTGGTAATTTACCGATAGTAGGCAATAAATTAGTCGTTGGCATTAATTCATTTACAGGCTGTGATTTTACTCCACCACCCGTAACGCCTCCTCCCGTGCCTCCTCCTGTTGGTGCGCCACCGTCACCAAATACTAATTCACCTGTTCCTTCTGTTCCTCCACCGCCTCCACCTTTGCCCGGTGCGGCCATAAATAGGCTTTTAAACTTACCTTTAAGGCTATCAACTGTTTCACCTATTGTTTTAAACTCTGCTGCAACTACTCTTTGTTCTTCTTGGTATTTTGTCATACCAGACAAATCAAATAAATCTAATCCTAATGCTTTTTGTAAACTATCCAGTTTACCTAAAACAAAAGTAACTCCTTGCATTACGGAGTTCTTTATATTTATCCAAATGTTTTTAAATCTATCGCTAAACGCCTGCCAGTTATCGTAAACATATAAGGCAATAGCACCCACAGCCGCAATGGCTAATGTGACACCAAGTATAGCAGGATTAGCAAGTATTTTAGCAAAAGCACCAGATATGACTGTAGATAAGTTTTTTACTGTAGTCATTATTAGTCTTGTAGTACCAATTAATGCACTAAAAGTAGATATCAATTTACCTATTATAAATATTGCAGGCCCTATTGCTGCAACCAATAAACCTGCTTTAACTATAAATCCTTGTGTCTCAGGATTAAGTGATTTAAACCCATCTACTAATCTTTGTAGTCCTGCGCTCAATGCTGCTGCAACTGCCTCTAAGTTTAATGTTTCATTTATTGCTTTGCCTAACTCTGCTAATGATGCACCTACGTTATCTTTTAAATTATCAAAGGTATTAGCTAAGCCTCCATTAGCCCTCTCCAAATTTCCTAAAGCACCAACAGACCTTTTTATAAATTCTTCGCTACTGATTCCCAGTTCTCTGATTCCTTCGGCAGTCACTACGCCAAATTCCTCTTTCATCACTCTGGCAAACTCTGGCAGTCTTTCTTTTATCTGATTAAGATCCTCCTGTGTAACTTTGCCCACCGCGCTTATCTGTGACAGTGCTAATACTACTCCATCAAATTGTTCTGCGCCACCTCCTGCCCTTGCTACGGCATTGCCAAACTGTGTAATAGTTTCGCGAGCAGCGTCGGCATTCATACCAACACTTTGTAAAGAGGCAGAGGCTTTGACTACTTCGGGAAGGGCAAGACCTGGATTTTCGGCAACCTTTCGGAGTTTCTCCATTTCTATCCCTGCCTCCTCGCTGCTACCCATAATGGCTATTAACCCATTTTGCAGCTTTTCCATGTCGGCAAATGATTTTAAGGAAGCGGCACCAAGTCCAATGATAGGTAAAGTAAGAGACTGCGTTAATGTAGAACCTACATTTTGCATCTTACTGCCAAAGTTTGTCATAGACTTTTCTACCTTACCTAACTCCTTATCAAGATTAGTAGTGTCAATGCCAAGTTTTAAAAGTAGTTTACCTATTGCCATTTATATGTCTTTATCCCATTTGTCAAATATTGTTTTGTCAGTATTTGTCAAACTTCGGTTAGTTTCTTTCTTAATAGGATTCTCCCATGGAAATTCTATTAAATCTTTTGGCTTTAAACTTTTACCTTTTGCCGTATGGACATTTAGTAAAAGAGTTGTTTGCCATCTTATTCGTTCCCATTGTACTTGTTCCTGTTGTTCAAATTGATTGTTATAACCTTGCATAGCTATAACAACCTCTTTAAAACTCATCTCATAGTATTGCGAAGGAGGAAATCTTAAAACTCCGAAACAAAAGCGTTCGATGTATTCAAGAGTGAGTTCTCCTCCTTCGCCACTACGTTTTTTTGGCTCTCATCTTCTGGTGGTGAAATCTCATTTGAAATCATTTCCATTATGCGAGTTATCCCTCCCATGTCTGTATCTACAAGGTCGCAGAATGATTGCAAAGTGTAAGGGCATTTCTCCCCTTTCGCTTTGTAACCATGCTCAACACCGGTAAAGGCAAGTTCAAGGGCAAGTAAAAGATCTTCTCCTAAAAGGGAAAGGTCACTTAATTTAAGTTTCCTCTCCCTTAGAAATGTACCTAACACATACATACCAAATTTAATCGGTATGGATGTGTTGGCTATTGTTATTGTTTTCATGTGTTAGGATTTAAAATTATGCTTTAACTGTCTTTGTAATTGCACCAGTCACCTCAAAGGATGCTGAATAGCTAACATTTTCTTCCACACCTGCGTTAAGGTCTAAGGATGTACAAATGGCTTTCATAGTGTACACATTATCACCAACAACGTCTGTAGTAAATTTAATAGTAAGTTCCGTACCTGCTGTTAAGTCGGTAAACAAATCATCAAATAGGTAATTGGTAGAAGCATCGCCCGGTCCTGCATATAACGCCTCCGTAGAAAGTGTTCCAGAAAGTTGCCCTTTCTTTACTTCTCTCCATCCACCAGATGCTGAATCTTTTGTAAGAATTTCACGCATAGCAGCAGATACGTTCATTTGGCACGAAGTGGCGTAACCGATAGCAGTACTATCTTTATACAAGCGCATCAACGTACCATTAATTATTCCAGTAGTTG